TGTTAGAGCAGCCTGACATTGATGCAAACATTGAGAGCGATGATCGTAAGCGCATCATTTCCGAGATGCTCGACACGTTGTCGCCCACTGAAGCAAAAGTGTTGCGCCTGCGGTTTGGCATTGACTCACCCGACGAGCAAACGCTTCCTCAGATTGCCGAGCTTTATCAGCGCAGCAATGAGCGCATCAGGCAAATTGAGATGAAAGCCATTAGGCGGTTGGGTGACAAGATACGCGGCCCAAAGCTAAAGCCTTATGCCCAAGTGCAGCCAAAGGTTGACTTTGACGCCATCAAGAAAGCGCACGAGCTTGCCAAGATGACACCGGACGAACGTGCTGAGTTGGAAGCTAAACAGAAATCACAGGAGCAAGAAAATGACACAACAAGACAAGTCTGATTGGGGATTGGCCGATGAGGTCTATGAAGAATTCCGCATCGCGCATCCCGAGCTTTTTATGGGCGGTGGAAAGTGGGGCTTTCACAACTTCCTGCGCTACGCACGGGATCAGCTTGTGGCAGGCGATGCGATCCGCAAGGTCAAGGGTAAGCATTGGATTGCTAACCGCAAAACGTTCAATCAAGTCGCATTTGAAGTCGTGACAGTTGGCTACGACAAAGCCATAAGCGATGGAGTTGACGAATGAGATGGCTTACCGATTGGCTTGCTGCTGCATGGGCACTTGCCATCTTGCTTGTGATCTTTCTCGGGCCTTTTGTGTTGGTTGGGATGTTGGTCACCTACCTGTGGGGGATGCTATGAGCGAACCCGTGATGTGGACAACGATAAAGGGCAAGGAAGGTCTTGTGCCGCTTTACACCAAACCACAACAGCGCAAGCCGCTGACAGATGAGGAGATTAAGCATTTGGCGCGACAGGCGGCTGACCTTCCGTGGAATGTGGTCAACCGAATTCTTGAAAGCAATTTTGTCCGCGCAATTGAACGCGCACACGGGATTGGGGGTGATGCATGACCCGCGATGACATCATGCAATTGGCATTGGATGCGGGTATTCGTGTTGCGTCTGTTTCAGATGCTGTCGATCCGCGCAATGTTTATTTGCACGAGCTTGAACGCTTTGCTGCGCTTGTTTCCGGTGCCGAGCGTGAACGCCTCGCCGCGAAGTTTATGGAAATGCATAACGCTCAACAGCATCGAAATAACTACTTTGCTTTCGCCGCAAGAGTTATTAGGGAGGAAGCATGACCCGCGATGAAGTCAAAGACTTGCTCAACGCGATACCGCAAAACCTGACCGCTGATGAGTTCATCATGGCCGTGGTCAATGCGGCAGCAGAGTGGGAACGAAGGCAGTGCGCGATTCTTGTTGAAACCCACATGGGCAACGAGCATCAGAAGTCGGCCCTGTTGTGTGCAGCCGCGAAGATAAGGAACCGCACATGATCGCCCTCCCTGAATGGATCGACCCCGAGGCTTGGGAAGGCTTTTGCGAGATGCGTAAGGCCATGAAGAAGATTCCCTTTACCGACCGCGCACAGAAGATGGTGCTCAAGTCGCTGTATGACCTACGCGCTGCCGGACATGACCCGAATGCTTCGCTTGACCAATCGACGCTGATGGGATGGCGCGATGTGTTCCCCCCACGAGCTAAGGAAATCCCCGTAATCAAGTCGCAAGCCGACGAGACAGCGCGATACCTTGCCGAGCAGGAAAGACACCGTAGAGAGTCTAAAAACAGCCCTGCGCGTATCGCAGCCCTACAAGCAATCCGACGAGTCCAATGATCAAAGTCAACGCCATGTCTCAGGCGCAGTTAATCAAGCTGCTGCTCGACGGCACGCACACTTGCACCGAACTAGCCGAGGCGACCGGATTGCACTACGTCACCGTGCTGCATTACTGCCGCGAGCTTCACAAGGCCGGTGCTGCACACATCCATATGTGGGAGAAAGACAGCCGAGGAAGGGACTTGCTCAAAGTCTACAAGTTGGGACAAGGCAAGGATGCCAAGCGCCGAAAGATGAGTTCGGCAGAGCGTCAGCAGAAGTACCGAGACAAAAAGAAGCACGCTCAGATGGTGCAAGTGACCACCGGCAACGGTGAATACGAACCCCGCGCCAATGGCCGAATTGGTTACAAGGTGGCCTCGTGATCTCCTGCATGGGCGGGTGGTGTGACCGCAGAGAAAAGTGCCTGTACTACCAATACCCTTCTATCAACCATGTCGAGCGACTATGTGAGGACGGCAGCTATGACGCATTTGTATCGAGAGTTTCACTTGCGCGACCTGAACGTGTGGAACGTCTTTGTGGCCTTCGTGGGGTCGAACGCGAAAGCAATGGCCGACGCGGGGACTCCCCTGCGGCTTATCGTCACCACCGCCGAGACAAAGAGGAATAGCGAACAGAATAAAAGGTATTGGGGACTTGTCCTAAAGACCATTGCCGCGACCGCTTGGGTGCAGGGCAAGCAGCACTCAGCCGATGTGTGGCATGAGTTCTTCGCTAGAAAGTTTGGCGTCTGCGACGATGTGACCCTGCCCGATGGTGAGGTGGTCAGTCGGCGTAGAAGTACAACGGATATGAGCGTGTCGGAGTTCACCACCTACATGAACGAAGTCGAGTCCTACGCCGTGCAGAGCTTGGGGGTGGTCTTTGAATAAATTTCCCTATGTGCGTAGTAAGCGCATCCTTGAGTTCTGCCGCACGGTGCCTTGTCAGTCGTGTGGGGTGTCGGACGGCACTGTGGTCGCAGCACACTCCAACCAAAGCATTCACGGCAAGGGCATGGGCATCAAGGCTTCAGACCAATTTGTAGCCGCGATGTGCCGCGCCTGCCATTACGAGATCGACCAAGGCAGAGCGTCTTTCGAGGGCAAGCTGATGATTTGGAATGCAGCACATGAGCGAACCAAGACCCTTCTCAAACGCGCAGGACTGTGGCCCGATGAGCAACCCTGAAGAACTATTCGCGCTGCACCTTCGCGCCATGCGGGTCATGCCCCCGGTGCGGGAGTACAAGTTCCATCCCAAGCGCCGATGGAGGCTTGACTTCGCTTGGCCTGATGACTTGATCGCCGTCGAGATCGAAGGTGGCGTGTGGACGGGTGGGAGGCATACGACAGGCGTGGGCTTCACCCTTGACTGCGAGAAGTACGCCGAAGCGATCTGCCGAGGTTGGACGATCCTACGGGTCACGAGTGGACAGGTCAGCAACGGACAAGCGATTGATTGGCTTACTAGGGTTTTCACCCTTAAAACACGCTAACATCTGACGACAATAGAGCTTTTACGGGACTAAATGATGACGCTCTCACCTAACAAACAAAAAAACCCCCTTGGTTGGCCTTTTGGAGCCTTACCACCCAAGGTGCTGTCGCGCCTGCTTGCCGAGCAGAAACGCGACAAGATTGCCAAGGCTCCACCCGCACCCTTCTAAGTGAAAGACAAGACATGAAACAGATAGCACAAGCCTTCGTAAAGGCGCAAAAGGCATTCGCCCCCGCGCTAAAGACTTCCTCAAACCCTCACTTTAAAAGCCGATACGCCGACCTTGCCGCCTGCGTTGAGGCAGTCATCGATGCGCTGAATGCAAACGGCATCGCCCTGATTCAGCAGACCCACGAATGTCAGGACGGGGTGATCGTGGAAACCGTCCTGCTGCACGAGTCCGGGGAGCAGATGACGGGTGGAAAACTCCATGTGCCCGCCGCCAAGCAAGACCCGCAGGGCTATGGCTCGGCCTTGACCTATGCCCGCCGGTACTCGCTCATGGCGACCTGTGGCATCGCCCCTGAAGACGACGACGGGAATGCCGCTTCTAAGCGTCCTGACCCCGATTACGCCGCTTTTGAGCGTCAGTGGCTACCTATGCTTCAGGATGCCGCAATGGAAGGCGTGGCGGCCCTAAATAAGCAGTTTGCGGCCATGCCCAACACGGGACAGAAGCGTGCTTTGTGGGCAGCGCATGGGCCTTCCCTCAAGAACGCAGCAGAGAAAGCGGGGGCATGATGTTTTTACAACCTCTTTCCATGAACTTTGTCTTTCAGACGATGCTTGATGCTCAAAAAGCGCGAACCGAAGCCGCGATGAATGGGCGCGATCTTGATGAGTTCATCAACACCAATGCACCCGTCATTGTTCAGATTGGCGACTTTGGCTATGTGGTCACCGGCTGCGGAGGCGATCCCGACCTAGAAAACTTCGTGCTGTCGGTTGCTGATGAACCCGTTTGCGAATGGGTCGGCGGTGAGTGCGTCAAACTAAATGGAGATGACTGATGGAACAGAAGTCACCTGAATGGTTCGCCGCCCGTTTAGGCAAGGCCACTGCCTCGCGTATTGCCGATGTGATGGCAAAGACAAAGACCGGCTACGGGGCTTCGCGGGAAAACTACCTGATGGAGCTTGCGCTAGAACGCATCACCAATGCTCAAGCGCCGTCGTTTATGAACGCCGCGATGCAGTGGGGCGTTGATCAGGAACCCGCAGCCCGGTCAGCGTATGAGTCCACAACAGGAAACTTTGTTACCGAGGTGGGGATGATTGAACATCCCACGATCCCTATGTCCGGGGCGTCGCCTGACGGGTTTGTCGGGGAGGATGGGCTAATCGAGATCAAGTGCCCCGAGTCCAAGCAGCACCTGAAGAACCTGTCCACCCGCAAGCCTGACACGAAGTACGTCTATCAGATGCAGTGGCAGATGGCGTGTACGGGTCGGAAGTTCTGCGAATTCGTGAGCTACGACCCCCGCTTCCCTGACCATCTTCAACTGATGATTGTCAGGGTTGACCGCGATGACGCACTGATCGCGGACATTGAGAAGGAAGTGCGTTTGTTTCTAGATGAAGTGACCAAGATGGTCGAAAGGATTTCCCAATGATGAAGCTAATTGGAGTCGGTCGCATCGGTAAGGATGTGGAATTGCGCTACACCGCAGGCGGCGAGCCTATGTGCAAACTTTCACTTGCGTGGAACTACGGCGCAAAGGATGAAGCCGGAAAGATGCCGTCCCAATGGGTCATTGCAACGCTATTCGGCAAACGCGCTGAGTCGCTTGCGCCTTATTTAAAGAAAGGTGTAAGCCTGTTCGTAGACCTAAAGGATGTTCACGTTAAGTTGTTGACGAATGAAGAAGGTAAACACAATCCGATGCTGACCGGCATCGTGGACAGCGTTGCCTTTGCAGGGGACAGGCTTAAAGAGTCCCCGCCCTCCGGGTCGGGTCGCCGCCATGACCCCGCCAACAACCCTGAAACTTTTGACGAGGTGCCCTTCTGATGAAAACTCTTTTCATTCTCCTTATCGCCGCCGCCAACCTCTCTCCCGTGGTGGCCTTCGCCCGTGCGGGTACGCTGATTTCTTGTGAGGGCATCAGCACCGCGCAAGGTTATCGGTATGTGGGGACGTACTGCGTTGACTACCAGTGCAAGTACACCACCACCCGCGTGTTCACTTCTTACTGCCCGTTCAGTCTCTGACCATGAAATCATCACACTACAAGACACCCCGCACGATGGCCGAATGCGAGTTCGTGGTCGGTTACCCAATCATTGAGCAAGACAAGCCTAGCGAGTGGCGCATGGCCGCTGTTTGCATCGGCGTCATCTTGGCAATCCTTTGGATATTCAAATGAGGCCGCTGTACGAAACAGAGTCCAACCTTGAGAAAGAGCGCAGCCTTGCGCTCTTTTTCGAGCAGACCTTTGAATGCACGCTACGCAAGTTGCCGATCCGCTATCACCTTGATTTTGCGATTGAACGAAGTGGGCAGATCGTCGGCTTTGTCGAAGTCAAAGTTCGGAACCACACTTTTGAGCAGATCAAAAAGATGGGTGGCTACAAACTCAGCTTTGGGAAGTGGTGTGCTGCCGAGCAGATGTGCCGCGTCAGTGGTTGTGCGTTTGTCCTTTTGATCGGCTTCACAGACCAAGTGCGCTATGCCCGCATCGACGACTTTCAGCATGATGGGCTTGTGTGGTGGGGCAGACAAGACAGGGGTGACGCTCAGGACATGGAGCCTGCCGTCGTGATCAGCAGCGAACGGTTTGTAATGGTGCGATGAACTACAAGAAACGAATAGACGAAACGCACAAAGTTGCAGATGCTTTGCTTAACAAAATCTACGACGAAGCAAAAGCCATTTGTCCTGACGATGACATCTCAAGGCTGAACCGCGAAATCGGTATGCTTCATGCAACCATCCGCAACCTGATGATTGACCTTGAGTTGTCCAAAGATGAAATGCCCTGAGTGTGGTTTGTTTCTTCGCACCCTTGAGACAAGGAAGACAGAGCAGTGGACAAGAAGGTCACGAATGTGCAAGAACAAGCACAAGGTCTTGACCCGTCAGAAGCCGGGGCAGACCGAGACTATCGTGCGTCTGAGCAATTTCGTGCCGAGTGCGAAGCCCGCTACGTCCTGTCCAAACCCCTTGCAGAGCGTCGGGAGTATCTTCGCGGTGTGGAGGAACACCGAGGCATTGCAGGCCGCAAGTACCTTGAGCGAGTAATCCTGTCTGAGTGGCAAAAGAAAGCCCCCGCTAAGGGGGGCTAAGTCTGAGTTCATCCGACAAACTCAGCAGGAGAGAGGCAACTACCGCGCTAGTCTATCCTCAAGACAGGAAAAGGGCTATCTCGGCTTCTCTGCGCTTGACTAGCCCCGGCAACACTTTGCCGCCGCCCATCGTCCATTGACGAAATGCATCGGCTGCGCCTTCCCAATCGCCCCGGTTGGCCCGCATCCTGATCTGACTGCGCTGAAGGTTTCCTAGACCGGCATTGAAGGCAAAAGATACAAGAGCGTCAAAGCTGCCTTGACGCCCAACCACGCCGGGAACAAGTCGAAAAACACCACGTTCAAAAGTGCCGACATCATCGCGGAATAGCTCATCGATCTCGGTCTTCGTCCATATGCGATTGTCTTCGGGCTTGATGTTGTATTCATTGCGAATCATCCCGGTGTAGCCTTCTTTTCGGACTACCGGCAATCTGATCTGTTCTTGGTAGAGAACGTGACCGTATCCGACAGTCCAAATTTGGGCGGGGCAAAGGTAAGGCTTGCTTCTAAATCCCTCATACTTGTGCATGAGGTCTTCGCCTGCCTTGCTTAGTTTCACTTTTTAGCCCACCCACGCGATCCGAACCAGTAGCCAGTAATTCCCCCAAGAATGGCCATTTCATCGGCCGAAAAAATCAGATCGGCATACTGAATAATGTCGTCCATGCTTTGAATAAGCTGTGGATGATTCCACAGATACCACGCCATGAATGCATTGATGGCGACCAATTCAAACACGAAGATGTAGGTGACGGTAGGTCTGACGGTGCCGACGTAGTTCGCAACCCACCGGCTTGACTTCTCTAGCACTTTCTCATCGTGCTTTAGCGCCGCCTCGGTCATCCGGGCGTCAGTCTCCATTGCGACTTGCTCGGTGCGAATTTCTTCCATCCGAGCCTGTGCCGCGAAACCCGCCGCCGCCAACTGTAGTTCGCGCTCGGTCTGAACCTGAGCCAATTTCAGTTCATGGGCCTGATCTGCCTTGTTCTGAAAATACTCAAGCAACTTAGGCAGGCCCGAGAGCAGCAGACCGCCGAGAGTGGAGAGAAGCGACAGCATTTAAGCCCCCAGTGCAAAGAAGAACAAAAGCACCCCGGCTGCGCCTA